TGCCGTCCTCCAGCTCCATTTCCCGCTTCTTACGCTCAAACTCCTGATCCTCCTGGTCAAACTCCATCTTCTGCCGGGCTTGGCGAATCTTCATCATATTATTCTGCGATTCACGAAATTGATCCATAGCTCCGGCAACGATATTTATAGGATTAGCATTAGAAAACATATATCCCTTTCAATAATATCTAGTATTGCCAAAGTTTCCGAGAGTGTAGGTGTTATCCATTATCGAACCAAGTGGTGATCTTCCAGAAAGACTCAATGCCGATGGTTGGTATTGCTGTGTTCCTGCTCCAGTATTATTCCGCGATAACAAACTTAACAGACTGCTACCACCGCCACCTGATACAGCTCCCGATACGCTTCCAGCAATCGAGGACCACATTTGAGAATTGTTCTGCGCTACTTGATTATTTAAACCCATGTAGGCATTAACTTTATTCTGGTCAAATGCGTTCTCTTGCTGTTGATTGCCGAACGCGGCGCTTCTGACACCACTTAACATATTATTTCCAGTGTTGAGCAAATACTCCTTGCCTTGCAATGATCTAGCATAATCAGAATATCTTAACTGCGCCGCAGAATCGGCCAATGCGCCAGACGTTGCGGCCGGCAGATAACCACCCCTGGCGCGTCCTGATTTAGCAGCCGCTTCATTGGCCGCCGTCTGAACGTCTTTAGTGTTCATGCTCAATAAATCTTGAAACTCCTGACTGTTTGATTGACCGATTGCTTTATAATAATCTGGAATGTTTCCATCAAGCAGGCCAGTGCCATAATCTTTGAGCTTGGTCTGTGTTTCTGTAAAGTTCGGATCTTCCTGATACTGCAATCCATCAAGCAGTGATCGGTTTTTTTTGGCGGCTTTATTGGCTTGCGAGCCGGAATAGGCCGCACTGCCTATTGCTGCCGCGCTTACTACTGCTGTGGCTACCCATGACATATAGCACCCCTCTTATCATTATATAAAGCCAATTCTTCAAAATTCTTAGCAATGACATGATCTTCAATTTTATCTAAATCCGTTTCCTCGGTCACATGAACCGTGATCCAGACCGTATCTGTTATGGCCCGAACAACTCGCTTCGTCCCGGCTTTTGAGATCATGGACAGCGGGGCTTCAAGTGTCTGTAATCCATCTTCCTCGGTGAAAACCTCGACCTTGCCAGACATTAAGAAATTCGGATGTGAGTGTTTATGGATCTTTCCAGTCAACACGCAGCCAGCCGGTAAGAATATCTCCCGAACATAGACACCTTCCGCAAAAGAATGCTTCAAAGGAAAGCAATCGCCGTGCATGGCATCGGGATGAGTGTTTAATACACCCTCAAATGCCAATATTTTTTCCCTGGAAGATTGAACGATCTCGTTCATTTTACTTACCCATTAAGGCCGATATCTCAAGATCCGTCAGCCCGAGAGTCTTTAACTTCCCAATCGCCGTAACCCTGGCATTTTTATTATCCTCAATGGACTGTGCCAAATCAGCGTCTTGTTTACGACGTTCAGCCACCTTATTGGTGTCAATCGTGAATTTCTTCCCGTTAAATTTATACAGCGATAAATCACCGTCCAAAGCCAAGTCACCGATCATTTTACCCTTGATTATATCCTTCGAGTAACCAGCTGGCAGAACGGCATCGTCCTGTTCGCTGATCGAGTAAATGCCACCATCTTTATCCGTGATAACATAAACATCAGCCAGCGCCGGAGTGCATATTGCGAGCATGAGAATTAATAGGATATTTTTCATATGGCCTCTCAATTAAAAGGAATAAAATAGACTGTTGCCGTACATGAGTCTGTTGAGGAGAATGTAGTCTTGTAATAGTCCCCCGCCTTAACCGGGATAGTGATAGCCGAGCCGCTTCCCTGATCTGAACCAGATCCGAACTGCCCATATAGCGTCGTAGGTGAAGAAGAATTGTCGGTGTAGATATACCCTGCCTGACCACGAACTGACGAAGCGCATCCGGTGAACGTCACAAAACCGTCCGTCAACGCCTGATACGTTGATCCGGCGGTTTTGCTTTCTTTCTCGCGAACCTGTTTAGCGTCATCATTTACCAACCGCGTGATGTTGCTGGATGAATCGTTATAGAAACTTCCAACACGCTTGTAATAAGTAACACCAGTCGGAGCAGTCGAACTGGCACTAATCTTGAAAGTTGCCGTCTCAGCATCCGCATCACAATTCGCAAATAAATAATATTGAGTCCCGCTGGCTTCTGATCCCGTGTCAATATCCGAGAACGTCACATTCGTGGCACTCGGGTTTAAACGCATACGTCTGACTGTTCCTGCGGCATTGGAACATACAACAGATCCCGCGCTAACCGATATTGTTGACCCGCTGGAATAGGACATCAGCATTTTGTTGTAGGTCGATAACAATCGATCAATAGCGGCATTGTTAGCCTGTGAATCAGCCGGCCATGAAATGCGGGTGTCCGTGGACTGCGGGCGTGATTTCAGCCACTCGTCGGCACTGAACGCCGTCCCCGCAATAAATAATCCTATGATTAAAAGTAAGAGTTTTTTCATGTTTACCTCAGTTGGTTCCTATCTCATACAAATAGACGTACCCGCTAAAAGTGTTTGTACTGCTAAATGTAAAATATGTCGAATTGGATATATTAAATGCTGTTTGCGTAAGTGTTGTTCCGTAATTGTTAGCCACTGTGAACCATGATTGAGTGTTTCCAGATCCTATGGTTTTGAATATCTTAACCTCCGCCGATACTACGCGGGCGTCAGAAGTTGACATTATTGTCTTTGCAGTCGTAGAGCTTGGAGTAATGTACCATGACGAACCGGATTGATCGTTTGTGCCAACCAAATAAGCAACATAATTCTTGGACGAATCTATCGGTATCTGTGCTGATTCCGTAGCTGATGTTATCGTCGTTGTGCTGATTAGACTAAACACATTCGCCGGTAAATTCTTGCCTTTAATTGTTCCGGCGTCATTATATAAATAATTATCTACGCTAATATCCGTGGCGTCTAAGTTTCCAACCGGAACTTTCTTGCTATCTGTACCATCATGGTCGTGTCCGGTGGACGAATCAAACTTCGATGTAATGTCGGACTGTAACGATACAATCGACGCCCCATTAGCACTGGTTGACGACCGTGTGCGGCGTAGTTCCTCGTTCATAATCCCGAGGCCGGTCGTGTCCATCTTGGTGACGACTTCTTGCGCCATCACCGGCGCAATTACCGGCGCACACACCATCATCATTAACACCAGAAAACGGATCATATCGCCCCTTGTCTGACTGTATAAGGTAACGTCTCGATTCTAGCAACCATCCTCTTGATTTTCCATTGCTCTGTTCCAATATCTGAAAACTTAAATACCACATCACGCACGACTGGCTGATCGTTAAACGCTGGCACATAAACGAATACTTTATTATTATCAGTCCCGAAATACGCATCCGTGGCTGAGTCTGACGGTTTAACGCTCAAATCAATGTCGAATGACCGAGTAACTCCATTATCATCCGTGTAATACGATGTCAGTGTCCCTTCGGTGCCGGCATAGAACACCTGGATATCCTTGATCCGCTTGGGAGCATCGGTCCCGAAATCAGTACGGCCGCCAGCCCAGACCGATAAAAACGCCGGTTCCGCGCCAGTTCCAGACTTGCGGTACGACATTTTAATAACGTATGAGTTCTCCAGGTAAACAGTTGGAGTTTCCGTATAAACCGAGGATGTCAAAGACGCCCGAATCTGAATATAAACATTCCCCGTTATCCCGGATACATCCGAACCCGTTGGATCGGTAAACTCGCTTGACCATGCCGCTGCCGTCACCGCGCCAGGCGTGGCCCCGGTGCGGATGGCAAACGTCACATTCCCGTAATTCCCAAGCGATTCATTCCAGAATAGCTTATCCAGAGATTGAGCATTTATCTGAACGACTGGGGACCACCATTCACCAGTGAGATCATCCAATAACCATGTCGTACTGCCAGCATCGGCCCATGTACCCGACTCGCTCGCCCATGTCGCAGCACTTCCAAGCGTGATATTCGGATTGTTTTCTTCACCGCCAACATTCACGCTGTACAGTGTTCCGTCAACCAACTGGCTCTCATACCGATATGTCAGAGCGTTGAAACTTTCTCCATGCGCATAAATCGATCCGTCAACCTCGCTCGAGCCGGAATACAGCACCCCATAATCATCCCCGGAGTCATAATTTGCGAAACTATCAATATGGGAAGTGTCCTCAACATACGCATTCCGGGTGATATCGAACACTAAAACATGGTCATTATTCGCTGATCCTGATTCGGAGCTGGTGTATGCCAGATAATAACTGTTATCGTGATAAATCCCGACAACCTCATCCTGATTTGTTTCAAGAATATCGCGGATCTTATCTGTTACAACATCTGACACCAATTCACTATTCTGCCCGTTAAACGAATAAATCCCGTACCGGCCAAGATACAATATCCCGGTGATACCGTTAACCGCCGACCAGGGAGCCACATTTCCGGTAAACGAGAACGGATCGCTGATGCTCCATCCGGTTGACGCGCCTTCTGTGTAAAACTTGCTGATCGTGCGAGTTTTCCCAATCGTCAGGATACCGGACAGGTTCTTAATAAACGTGATCTCATCCCCGTCATCCGGGCGTATCAGGTCATAATCTGCAGCAGTCACGAAATAATCAGGATTCAATATGTCCGACCAGTAAACTGTTGATTTCCCGGACTCAATGCCGGACGGATCATTGGCCGTGAATAACCTATCTTGGTTGATAACTGAGAATTTCGACTTCGGAGGGGTGACTTCGATATCGTCTGCACCTGATACCGTGGCCCATGTCGGAGCGGAATCGCCTAACAGTGTGGCGTCTGTCATTGAGTCATCATACGTCATTGTCGAATTGTCGCTGATCGTGGTCACTCTATAAAACGCTGAATCTGCGAGGCCGACAACGTCTGCTCGCGCGGCTTTACCTTCAGTCCGGTAAATAATTCTGGCATCTGTCCCGGACGGTCCCAATGGGATATCCGTCAATGATAAATTATAAATCGCTGAATCCGTCATAATTGGATTCGATCTGGCATTCGAGAACGAATAAATAGCCCCATCAAGAAACGCAACCTTATACTGATACCATGCGGATGGATCAAGGTCATTCCCACCATTCTCACTGGATAACTGCGCGAACGGCGCACCAAGATCGGCCATTAAATCGCCCGCCGTCCGGGAGTTATCGTCAGTTGCGGGATTTCCAACCGTTATCTCAGTCGACCCATCCCACTTCTTCGCATTATTCGTTCCATTCATTCCGATCAGTTTATCTTTATACGTTATCCAGGACCACCGCTTGCCATCGGACGCAGACGCATACAGCGCGGTACACGCGCCCGCATCGGACACATAATCAATATACGTCGATGATGTGGCTATCGTGTATTTCGTGTCATCAGATTTGTAATACCGATACAGCGACTTGACCGGGGCAGCGTGACAGGCAGACAGATTGAACATCTTCTGACGTTTGGCAATCACGCCATATTCATCATTCGCCCGAATGTTCTGCGCTTCCGTGGCATCGCCATCCTGAACCATATATTCAGAAACATGGGATTTCAGCATCCCTGAGAAATTCTCTATGACGTAGAAACTATCTGCCGCATGAACCGGTGACATTAACCCAATCATGATGACAATGTAGGCCATCACAGCCCACATCATGCCCATTATTACCCTGGCAACAATAATCATGTCCTTATCCCGGTAAGATTGCTGTTTGTTAGATCCCTGCGCCGTTTAATCTGCATAGCACCCTTGCGGCAAGACTCTAAAAAACGACGATACCCGAGATCCGTGTCAGTCACCGCGCCATAAGCCGGTTTTAGCTTCCAATTCACCCAATCGATAATGGCATCATCCAAGGCAGAAAATACTGTTATCTCGGTCGTTGACCCGGTAAACGGGTATTGGTCATTTGACCCCATAGCAGTGCCTTTTTTCAGATGATACAGCCTAGCACCAGCAACCTGGGACGTACTCGGGGCCGGGTAGAACCCAAGCTCATCCCCATTGATCCAGTAGAAATTTGGCTGTTCCGTGGACCCGGCATTGAGATAATCTTGAAAATTCTCTGATAGATACGCCTCGGTCTTTGGATCAATTTTCTGCCATTCCGTGCCAAGCAGAAAAAATAATCCTCGCTTATCCGTGCCAAGATATGACGGGACCGACACGGACAGATTATAAATCCGTTTGTTGGCTTCAATGTCAAAATCAGTGTAACCGGAATAAACCTTTGTTATTAGATTGACTTCATTCACGCCTTGATTAAATAGAGTTACCAGATATGGATCGGTAACGCCGGTTTCACCCATGTTCGGAACGGCCATCTTAATGCGGTTTATGAAATCTCCAAGCGTCATAATTACCCCCAAAATATTACAGGAATTGCCGCAATTAGGACCGCGCCCCTGAACAGTTCCTCGATCCATACAGCGCCAGGCACCGTAACACGCGTGCAGAGCGTGTTAAGGCCGCCAATGGTCACGGACAGAATAGCGGTATAAGCCAGAACACCCATCCACGATACGCCATCCCAACACAGAGGAGTCATGCATAGGCCAATTCCGGCCCCGTGAAGCCAAAGATTATCATCCCCTGTGATGAAGTCCCAATACGTCCGAATCAACCCACACACAGCCAGACCAACGACTAGAGCCAGATACCAAGTGACGCCCAAGGTCAGAAGATACCCAAATACGATAACCGGGCAGCCGATGTCGCGGTATTGGCTATTGGCGAATGGGATTTCGTCCTTTGAGGCACCCCCCACACGGTACAAACAGGCGGAGATGGCACTGGCTAGGAAGATCATTTTTTAGCCTTTGGTTGTTCCTTGGTTAGACTGGCCGCCCAATTCGGGTCAATGCTAAACAGCCGGCCGCAACGTGGTAGTGCCAACGGGTAATTATGCTCAACCGGAGCCACGGTAATATTGGTTTCCGTATGGTCCGAACCCTTGGCATAATTTGTCGTATCGGTCTTTTTTGTTGACTGCCATGTCAGATAAGCAATAATCCCTACACCCATGAGAATGGCCAGCAAACTCGCCCAAGACATGCCTTTTCTGATCTTGGATTCTTCTGCCATAGGTTTCCCCTGCGCTTGTTTCCAGTTCATTTATTTAGCCGCACCGAACTCGATCTTGAAGTTTATACCGGCATACACCCCAAAGTTATCCACAGTAAGCGAGGACGGCTTTTCAACGATGTTGCGAATGTCCCTCATGCCGACCGCCAGAACGGGCGATACAGGCCCAACCTTGTACGCCGCGCCAACAGCCAGCCCATCGGTCGATGTGTACCCAAACGGGACACTAAACGCCCCTTTCTCGATGATATTCCGGCTGTAAAACTGGACGCCCTCATGGTTCACGAAGTCATAGATGTACCCGACATTCGGCTTCACGGTATTCACGAAATCCTTACCGTCTTGAATAACATCCGCCTTCGCACTCCCCGTCAACATCATCAACGCCGCGATAACTGCCAGAACGATATTATTTCGCATCTGTTCCCCCTGTTGGTCTTGACCTTTCAAAGTACGACTTATAAACAATCCCTGCCAATGACGAGAACCCCATCACTAGCCCCATGGCAAAGCCTTCCAGTTTATCCGGTGTGGCATGACGGATGTAATAAGCAGTTGTCACGATAACCACCAGACAGTAAGTAAGGCACGTTAGAACTGTGATAATCCATTGCCCACTAAGGAGTTTCTGCCAGTTCATTTCGCATCCTCCGTAACCACACGATTAATCTCACCCAAAGCATCCTGCGCCTTAACCCGTATCGACTGCGCCCGCCCGCCATAATTAACCAGATTCATCCCGTCAGCCATTTCCTCGATATCACGCAAAAGGTTATAAAGTTTCTCGAGCTGCGGGATTATCTTGTGTCTTTTTCCTACGAGCATTTTTCCCTTTCATAGCCAACAAGGCCGCTTCAAGATACGAGTTGACAACGTAGTTCTCAGTCTGTCCACCAAGGCTACGGATAGCCTGTTCGACGTAGAACTCTGGAGATTGACGCTTGGCTTTGAATGGTGACGGCATTATTTATCAACTCCAGTTTGTGCCGCAGACACGTCAGCATGAGTCTTGTGCATCATCGGAACCCCATAGATTATTACCCACAGCAACACCGCAACGCCACCAGCCGCAGACCAGCTAACCGTCTTAAGCCATACAATATCAGAAGACATCTCCTTGATCTTCTCCGTATGCGTCTGACATGACCTATCTGATAGCTGTAACTCATGCCGGTGGAGAACGCCTCCAAGCTCGTGATACCGTGATCTCAGCAGAGATGTTTCAGCCATGTTTGCATCAAGCTTTGTTTCTAACCTTGTGATCGCTTGGAGTATCTGTACGGTTGATTCGTCCATTATTTACCATCTCTTTTTATCGCGGAACGACGGAGTTTAACCAGTTCTCGCAGTTCGGTTATGGTTTGAGCGTTGCCTGTTAGGGGGACGGGGGTCATGGGCAACTCGTATTTACGTAGAAGAATTTACCGCTTGCGTTATAACAAACGGTGTTCCCGCTAGCAACATAGATACCACTATTATAAATTGATCCATCAACGTAGACGTTCCCATCAACCTCAACGGCGTCTTTGACAATAAGATCATTTGTTCCGTCAACACTAGTTCTGCTCGGAGAAGTAGTCCCTATTGTAACTAAACCCACCGACGATGTTGTACCCATCGAGATATTGCCAACACCGGCCCCGCTTGTTGCTACTCCGATATAAATGTTGCCAGCCGTTCCCGTGCTATCAGTTCCAACGCCACCTGCACCGGGAACTAAATAAACGCTTCCACCATTACCGCCAGCATCGGTAGAGCTTCCCGAATTGGCGGCACCGCCCGCACCGGCTTTTAATTGTAAATACCCACCCGCGCCACCTGTGTTTGTAGTTCCAGAGGCGTTTGTCTGAGCTCCACCAGCACCGCCAGTAAGTTCAAAATCTCCACCAGACCCGGCAGTCGAACCGCCCGTAGTACCAACCGACGAGCCACCAAGACCGGAAGTGATTAGAACGTCTGCACCCTCGCCGGAGTTGGATGTACCAGTAGTCAATATATTGCTTCCGCCTGTTTCACCCGTGATGGACATTAAGTCAATACCGTCTAAAAGAACGCTATTGGTCCCGGTTATAGCGGGAGAATAAGCCGCTGAGTTTTCAACAGACTTAAAGAACATAATGCCATCAGAACGAAAAACGGTATTTGTCCCGCTTGTTTGCACCAAATTAGTACGGTAAGTCGTCCCGAATAATTTTACATTGTTCCAGTATATGTTTAGCAGTCCGTTATTGTCGGCTGTTGCGCGGAACGCTCGTTGCGAACCGAAAGCCGATCTCCCGTCACATATAACATTGTTGTAATAACAGTTCTGGCTATTTGTTAAGGCGTTGTCATCATTGACACAATAACACGCCACATTTTCACCAGCCAATGTTGATTGACCAGATGAAATAGTATTTTCAACTTTTACAGTATTATTAAACGAATGGCTTGTATTGGAATACCAAAACATCATGCCCCTGCCGGAATATGACGAGTTACTGGCAGCGGCAGAAGCCATAAAACTAGAGTTTGATATTCTCGATGTAAGGTCGCTATCCGAACTTCCAGCAATCTTTTGATATATCCCACGGGCGTTACGCACAGTTCCAGTTGTGGTTGATACGCATTGGACGTTATCTACATTAAAACCAGAGTCAACAATGGATATGCAGTCGGTATCAAATGTTCCTGTAACATTAATGCGAACATTACTTATATTTATTTGACTTTCGAGTAAAGATGTTCCAGCAATTTGATCTATGAATATACCGGCTGCGCCGGCATCTGCGCTCGGTACAGAAATAGACAAATCACTTATACCAATATAGGAGTTAGCGTCTTGACCAGAAAAATTAAATACGTTAGTTGCCCCTGATTGAGAGCAACTTATAATAGTTGAATCTTTTCCCGCGCCCTTAACAGTAAGATGAACAGGGGTTGTAACCGCAACACCACACCAAGAATATGTGCCGGGAGCCAACGAAAATATAACTTTATCATTGGTTCCATGACTAATAGCTTCCGTGTATTTTGTAGTTAAATTGTCACCTTCATGGGCAAAGATAGTAATTGATCTGCCAGAATGGCTTACGAAAGATTTTAAATCTCCGTAGATTGACCCGTCAATGTATACAGCCCCATCCACATCCAACTTCCCCCTCGGCGAAGAGGAGCCGATGCCGACGTTGCCGTCAGCGTAGTTTATGCCGCCGGTGATGTCGTCCCATTGGCTGCTGGTACTAGCCCCACTTCCAGAACCATACCACGTTGAACCGGAACTCCATCCAGCACAGGATAAGACAATCAATATCAGTCCGAGTATCCGTTTCATGGCAACTCCTTAATTATTTCCTTGGAAGAAATTATAAATCGAAACCGTAGTATCTGCGGGATTAGCGGCAGTTCCGGTGATCTTATAACGTCCATACGGCATGGGAACGGGCGATAATGGGTAAATGTGAGCTGTTTCATCAGCCAGGGCAGTAACTACGTCAGAAATGGCTGCTGGCTCCATCCACGCGGTATCTCCACTACCTTCCGTGGTTGGCTTACGGTAACTTTCCTCTAACTCAATCTTGATGGCCGGTGTCCCGGTAACGGATGTGGCTTTAACCCATACGCCAAACACATCTGATCGGTTCATGTCAAACGAACTGGTATAAATAATTTGATCGACATTAACCGCGATTGTTGCTGAATCGCTGCCATTGGTGACCACCGATGCGCCACCAATTAAACCCGCATGTGCTGCGCCAGATAACACTAACGCCAGACATGCCACAATGATTAACTTAACTGGTATGCGTAACATGTGATCTCCTTAATCAAAATTTAAGGCCGGGGAATTTCACCCCGGCAAGTATTATCACGGGAAGCAAGCAGTCGTGCCATCATACAAACTAAGATCAACACCGTAATTATTACAGAAACATGGATTTCCTTTTGTGGCATTGATAAAAATAGTGCCTCTACCAAGCGTTGCGCACGGATCAAGAGTTGTTGCTCCGGCAAACTTTGCAGGAGTAGTCCTATTCCCAACCACGATCACTCCGGCATAGATCGACCCGTCAACGTAAATCTCGCCGTCAACTTCAATACTATCGGGATTCAATGCGGCATTCACAGTGGTAGCACCATCCAATGTGGTCGTTCCACTCACCGTCAACGTCGCATCAGATGCCACCGTAATGGCACGGTCAGAATCAACCTCCATCGGGCCAGTACCAGAGCTGTTCGGAACTCCAAACATGCCAACTTTCTGTGCAGCGAACGCCACCCCGCCAACCATCAGCAGAATGCCAATCGCCAGGATAAACCTTTTCATAGACTCTCCTTTAATAAAACTTCCATTGTTGCCGGCTTATAGCCGATCAATTTACCTTCATTCTCATACCGTACGAGTTCATCGTACGTTGCCTTGATCCAGTTCCCCTCAACGGAAGGTTCAGCCGGAGCGTCATTAGGGTTCTCGATAGGCGTTTCACGCGAAACACCTTCAGCAACGGATTCCGGTTCAAATTCTTCCTGTGCCGCTCTGCGTCCTCTTGCCATATCGATCACTCCTTATGTTTAAACGCTACGACGGAAACCCGCCCTCTGGCGGAACGATTCATCTTCCCTTGTTTTCTGCGCCAACGCCTCTGCATGACGCTTATCTTCCTGCTCAATCAAGGCCAGCTTGGACACATACTCCCCGCTTACAGGATCATACTCTAACGGAACACCCATGATCTCGGTATTCCGCACTGCTGCAAACCCAGTTGCCGTCCCCTCCTGTGCATTACCACCAAGAGGGGACAGCCCCCAAGCCGGAAAATCAACATTACGAGTTTTTATTCTCGCCATAACTCTCCATTTTAAGCAGAAGTACCACCACCACGCACCCACAACCGACGCACGCCAGGCTTGAAATGAGTCCCGAAACGTACCATGATCGAGGCCATGTATCCCTTGGTCGGTTTATGCTCGAAGAAATCAATCTCCGGCATCTGGCGTTCTTCGAACAGCATGAGATCAGATTTCGCCTTGCCCAAATAAAAAGCGGCATCTGTGATGTAGTCCCATTCGATAATGTCCTTGACACGTCCCTTGTGGATGTTCTTGTCGTTCAACTGGCTGTTCGCCAACTGATCGCTGTTCAGAACAGTCCAGAGAGAATCATAATCCGCACCAGGCTTACACACGATGGTGTCAGGTTTGTTCTCGGTAGGACGATCCAGTTCATCCCGGTTGTTCGTGGCTGTCATCAGGTTATACAGTGTGGAGAAATGCGACGGCAGAATAGCACCAGCCGCATACGCGGTAGCTTTAGAATTAATATAAGTACCGCCACCCTTCGTGGTATTCTCGTTACCAACGATATTAAACAGCGGCTTACCGTCATACAGCAGTTTCCCGCTGGCATCAGCATTCCCGTCAAACGATCCGTTGAACACATCATCACCCAGGAGCGTACCGCCGTTGTTAAACGCGCGGGCGGCCCAGGTTTCCTTGGCGCGACGAACTTCATCGCCCCAGGTCTGTGCGAAATCCTGCACCATGTTCTTCATCTTGATTGCGTCTTTGACCGCTTCATAAGTAAACGTCAAACCATCAGAATAGGTCTGGTACGCCACCTGTGAAGTCCATCCGCTGACAGGCGATTTGAAAACAATCGTCTGACCTTCAACGGTGTGACGCGACAACTGACCGGCAGAGAGCTTCTGGGTGAACTTATCGCCCATCCCGGTAACGCCCTCGGTCTTGACTTTGTAAATCATCGGGTACTTGGCCTGTTTGACCGTTTCACCGATGCGTTCGTATTTATACATGTCCTTATTATATCCCTGGATTTGATCCAGCCGTAAACCTGCCATATAAGCTCCTTGTAATGGGCCGTAGCCCGATCATTTAGCGTTTAACCAATCATCAATTACGCAACTCCCGTACCAGCAGTAACCTTAGCCGGAGTAAACACAACATCGACCCACTTATAATTATCGAAATCAACATTAACAATCGTAAGGCAGTCTTCGCCAGACCCGGCCAGATTCGCGCACTGAATCAGCGTCACTCCGCCAATAGTTTCACGAATCAGATCGCAAGTTTTACCGAGCAATGCAATGGCCGTAGCCAGAGTTGTCGGAGCGCCAGCCTGACCTTCTGAGATCGGAATGCGGAATCTCTCAGAGCAACCTTCAGCCAAGATCACATTGGCAGACTGACCAGCAACAGTAACTTGCTCGCCAATTTCAGCCCACCCGTGTAAACGAGTATCTCCATCATCAGCAACTTCAACATAACCCGCGTTCAACGTCACAAACCGGCCAGATTTAGCGCGGAATGTTTCGCCAACTGTAATGGGTCTGGGAACGGCCTTCTCCGTAGCATAAGGGCTAACAGGCCCGTATTTCTGTTCGTGTGCCATAAATAAAACTCCTTTTTAACCGGAATCACCGGATATTAAACAAATTTAGGATCTTTCTTCAACTCATCCTCAAACGCCTCGCGGTACGCCTTATAGCAATCCTCGGGGCCGTCAACACCAGCCATATTACCGAACATCTGTTCAGCGCGTTCTTTCTGCTTGGCATTCAGCGTTACGCTGGTCTTACCCTTAACAGGTGCAGAACCAGACGCAGACGGCTTCACGCCAACGATCTGTGCGCCTTCCTTCGCCCTCTTAAACCCGCGTTCCTCTGCGGCTTTAATATCGGAATCGTATGTTTTCCCCTTCGCCATTAACAGAGCATCTTTAACGATGTCATCACTGTTTAACAGATCCGCATCGCTAATGTTCTGCAATAACGCTTTCACTTCAGGAATGAACCGTCGATCAGCTTCAGGAATTGCGACAACCAAGTCATCCCGGCGTTTGCTGGCCGCTGACTTGATCTCGTTTTCCTTTTCAGTGGCCTTCTCGTGGTAAACCGTCAACTCGCGGTCAACGATCTCCTCAATAATAGCCTCATCGCTCATCGACTCAGACCGGGCAGGGAACTTTTCGCGGAATTTCTCCACGAACTCGGGCTTCTTGGCAACCTCGGCCTTGGCCCAACCGATAAACTGTTCGTCAGACATGCGACGGAATAACGGCTCTTTCTTAGCGGCCGCTTTTTCCTGATCTGCTTTCAGTTTATGGTACTCCCGGTCCTTGTTACGCATTGCGCGGGCCATCTCAGCCGGGTCATTCTTATACTGTTTAAGAATCTCCCCGGTCTTTTCAATGTCCTCTTTCGCTTCTGCGTAGGTCATCTTATGCTTTTCAGCATATTCGGTGATTTTCTTATCCACCGCCAGATGATCACCTTCTTCTGGTGCTGGCTCGTCCTCGCCAGACTTATCGTCATCGGCTTTATCAGCTGGCTTATCGTCAGCTTTATCTTTACCTTCAGCGGGTTCGCCGTCTTTCTCCCCACCTTCAGCCGGTTCATCGTCAGACGCATCAGGTTCAGGCTTCTTTTTGGCATCCTTTGCAGGGGTAGCCTCCGGTTCGCCTGGCTTATCGCCTTCCTTCTCCGCTTCTATTTCAGCATAGGCAGCTTTGCCTAATTCTTCGTTATCAACAACCTGTGTCAAATCCATGTTTTCCCCCTTATGGATTCCTTACGCAGAGCGTGCGGAGTTACCACGTTTTATTTCGGACTCAATCGTCCGTTTTAGCTTTTCCTCGGCGTTAAATTTATTCACGAATTCCTGCGAATTAACCTTTTGCAGGAGATCCTCAACGACTTTCATTCCGTACTGTTCTGCCTGAATAACATCATCCTCGGTGGCCCCCAGCTCCAGAGCAATCGAAAGATGTGTCCGCTCATGCCCGGTAATCATCGGACCCATGATCCTGAGCGTCATAACACGACGGACAAAATCATCCATCCTGATCGAGTTAATCATTTTAATGGCTTGGCTGGCAACTGCGGCATGATCGAACCGTAACCGTTCCTCACGCGAAACGGCTTCTGGCCGGTCTGCGATCATGTTATTCAGGTTTTCTTGGGATTCGATTCTCATGGCTTCAATATAATTCAATCGTTTAAAGTCAACAAATTATTTTATCCATCAGCGATAAACTTAATTACTTCAAATATTCTTCTCGACTTCCCATCGTGTCGATCTCGTAATGAATATCGAACTCGTACAGTTCCGCATCTGATCCGTAAGTGTCTGATCCGTCGCCGGGATTACGGAATATCCGCATCAGACACATGGAAGATATCTGACCATAGAGTGATGTGTCAATCTCCGGTAATGATACGATCTGGTGCTTGTGGGCCACGGTATCGGATGCGTCAATAACGGATATTGTAGAGCTGGCCGGGAATGTTCCGTCAATGTTCGCGCAAGAATACTCTAATTGCCACTTCACGTTGCCGGCATTGGTATTCGACGGCCCCCAATGGACGTGAGGATGGAGAAGAGAATTAAGTCGTCTTTCATGCGGAAACTGCGCGGATAGTTCCATGCTCTCTGTTGTGGCATCACCGTTAAAGCACAATGTTCTCAACGTAGAACCTATAACAGCACACGGATCAGCCGGAGTTGCACCGGCGGATAAAGCCTGTGCGGGAAACTTCATGTCCTCATACACCGTGGCCGCACCATAGGAATAGATTGATCCATCTGTCTCGATGATCGTGTTCCCGCCAGTACCACCGGCATAAATCCCGCCATCAACTTCTAACCTGTATCTCGGGGCGGTGGTATTGATCCCTACGTTACCGGATGCCGTAACCTCCAAACGATCAGCACCCCCGGTATGGAGAGCAATCACATCCGGGCCGTGGAACACTAAGCCGGTGTTGGCGTCGTTGTCTGCATATATGGCAGGATCGCTGGAGAATCCTTCCACCTTAAACTTCGTGGCCTTAACCGTGCCTGAAACATCAATTCGCTGTGTTGGTGACGATACGTTAACTCCAATATTCCCGTTGACAATTAAATCTCCCGTTACCGGGCCATCCATCACCAATGAGGCGTCAGACTGTAACGTAACCTTCCTGTCGCTGTCCACCTCAAGCGGTGCGCGTCCCTCAGAGTTTGGCACTCCGAACGTGCCTACTTTCTGGGCGGCCTCAACAGGAACACATAACAGCATGAGTATCAGGAACAGAATCATATTATGCCTCCGCTTTTCTTGCGTCCGTCTGGACCTTGCTTAATAATGCGCGTAAATCCCGTATCCTGGTCAGCTTAATCAGCGTCCGCATAGCAAACCGTTCAAGCGACTCGTTCTGTGTCGAGAATCCAGCCGCATCCATTACCATTTCGTCAATAATCTTCCGCTCCATGCCATCGAACGATTCCCGGTACTCTTTAAACTCTTCGAGTTTCATACACTCCGCTGCCCTGGACGCCGTTACGCTGATCTCGGGAGCTTCGGGTTTTTCTTTTTTAATGAATGATAGTATGCTCATTTAATTTAACCTCGATTGTTGGATGACGTGAACCACATTACGAACCTTTATGACCAACCATCTGTCACGCATTCTGTTCCTCCGCCAATGCCGGGTTGTAATCAACCATCTGTGCCTTCGTAACCGCTTCCGGCGCACCTGCCATAACCTGACGTGGATCTGGAGCAACACCCGTCACCTGCTGGCTCTGCTGGGCTTGCTGAAACAACGCCTGTATCGCTTGCATAGCAACCTGCATCTGCTGTTTATCGAAATCCTCTGGTGATAACAGGTCAACATCTCCCAGGTTCTTCCAACGTCCGCCGAACGTACCCAGGAACACCTTCAGTGCCTTAAACAATACTTTCGGCTGTCTGGCCGCATATGGATTCGTCGTTATCAGTTGATACGCTGCAACGGCCTCTTTCTTCTCATTCAGCTTATCGAACGCAAACGCTGCGGCCCTGGACTGCACCACGGTTCTGGCCGCCATGTCATCCCTCTTAATATTCCCGAACGGATTCGCGCCCGTAACTGACTGCGACCGCTTGTTAATCCGATACCCGCGATCTTCCGTGGACATCTGGAAATATAACTGTAACAAATTTCCAGCGAATATATTAAACGACGGCAGAAACGTCCGAATGTAATCCTTAATCCCGATACCCGACTGCTGCAACATCGCAATCGTCTTGCTCGCCGGTGCAGTCGGATCAATAACACTCTCGCCACCAGTCACCAGATCCGATACCCGCGTGACATCGGAACCAATGCGCTTCATCTTCTCCAACATCACCAACGCTCCGTTGGTATCCATCGCCGGCCACTGAACGAATGACATCGCCTTCGACACGTCATCTGTCAAATCATCCACCGGCAACGGTTTGCCCGTCTTAAACTGATGATCCAGAAACATCTTTTCGACCTCGGAACCCTCTTTCACGATTGGCGTGATTACGTTGCGGATATAAATGGAGTGCAACAGCAGGGATATTAAGGCATCTTGCGCGATATGAGTGTCCCGCAGATCGAACATCAATCCTTCAGCGTCACCGTAGAATCCTTTATCATTCAATGCCAGCCAGAACCCGATATAATCAGAGTCAACCGCATAATACGGGTACAGGATCGCTCCAAGAAATTCCTCTTTCTCCTCGGAGAACCAGCATTTCATCTTGGTTTCTTCCTCGTCCGATTTGTTCAGCTTTAAATATGTCGTGAATTCCATTACGTCATACGTCTTAGTGGTATGATCGTTCCCCTCTGAATCAGATCCCGCATCTGTCCACAGATTATCCACATTCTCGAAATCGCCGTCAGCTTCCATCTTCTTCAATTCCCAATACGAATACTGCTGACGTTCCCCGATCAAATGTTCTGTGGCCAGTCCTTTATTATAATCACAGCAATTCCTAACATAGAAATCCTCGACCTTGACGTATTTCAGCTCCGGGTTATTTGCGATCATTTCTTTATACTGCACGACAATATCAATGCTCTTTCCCGCCAACAGCGCAGCAACCTGTCCAGGATAACGCTTCGGCGCGTCAGGATATGCGTTCAAGAAATTCCTTAACCCTTCATTGTCCATCACCGGCATACCATCCTGCGACACGCCAACCGGCACCATCTTAGCTTCCCAATGTTCTTCCCGACGCCTGATCTGCTGTTTAAACGACCAGCACAGCTTACCGATCCCGACAAACTTCTTGGCCGCTGACCGGGAGATCTTCTCAATCGCCATCTCTGGCTTGATATTTTCATCCATCTCGTAGTCAAGGAACTGCTGCTGACGCTCGGCAATCTCAAAGCCGTCTTTACGGCCAATATCAGGACGCGGAGTGACATCAACAATGTCCCCGCCTTCAGGCAGAAACGCTTCCTTACAGGCCCGGACCACGGCCTCAACCTTGATTTTGCTCTCTCGCACGTCAATAGCAAACTCCAGATTCTCAACCGGAGTTAGGCTTCCGTCGTATTGCCGGTCACGTTCTTCCCATGCTTTCTCAAGTTTAAGCTCCTGGCGTTCTGTTTTTAAGGCCTCGAACTCAAGCATGACCTGAGTTTTCAATTTTTCTTTCTGCTCATCTGACAATTTTAAACGCACGCGGTATTCCGGGATCGTGGCCGCTTCCCATTTCTCACGCTCATCAGGCGTCTGTTTCCGCATGGCATAGTCATGTTCAACTGGTATCTGAATCTCTTTTTCCATATCTCCCCCCGGTTAGAACCCGAACCCGGCGTTCGCCGGCCTTCTTACGTTATCCCTCTTAACAATCCTAGAATTATATCTCTGCTCATTCTTCTCAACCGGCCTGAATAGGTTTATACAAACATACTCAAGGCAATTAAACGGATGGGAAAAATAGTCGTCGTGTATCGGGTGTTCTTTCGTGCCACCGTATTTATCGGCATCTGGATAACAATACCCACCTTCAAATCCCTCTGCGAATATCTCATTATTCGGCACGTCGTTTATTACCAATGACGGTATGCCTCTGATAATCGTCCTTAACCGCTTCTCGATGATGTTCTTCCTGTTCGCATAACTGCCTAATGCTGAATTGGACGGCATGGACAATACCTTAAACCCAAGATCAGCCAACACCTCAACCGATGATTTCTTGCTTTTATCCCCTCGCTGATTACCAGCAGGATCGCCGTAACATACGCGACCGAACTTATACCCCGGCCAATTAGCATTCAAATACGACTTAACATGCTCACCGAACTCGTCAATAGTCTGGTTCTCACCGAAAATGTTATCGACAATTATCAGTATTCCTTCGGCAGATAACTGATGAATGGTGCAATTCGGGTGCGTAAACCCATAGTCGAACCCGAGGATCAGGTCTTTATCCGTGCTTATTTCCATCTTCTTGACGTGCATACCACGCGAGAAACCGATATAAAACGGATCGCCAGCACTAACGGTGTAGTTAATATCCAACTCCTGCGCTATGTCTTTATCGCTTCTGTTGCCTTTCTGCGACTCGTACCATGCGTCCCCTTTGCCCGGATGAGATTTCCAGTGATGAGTGTAAACCTTGACCTTGCCACCAAACCGGAGCTTGGCAAAGAAATTATTCTTACCATTCGGTGTGCTGACAGCAATCCGACAAGGTGCAGAATCACCGCAAGCGCGGTAAATCAAGTCGGCTTTATCAACAAAAGCAAATTCATCGAGCAGAATAGCGTTGTGCCGTCCTTGCCGGGAGAACCCCGGAGCCATTGACTCACCAACCAGGGCCGCCCCGTTATCCTTCCATATCCTCATGCTTCCAGAGTTCTTCGCCTTAATTCCCAAACGATCACATAACCATGATGGCATCTTTGACAACATATACCTGAACCGTTCAAAGTGCGATCCGATATCGCCAATGGTATCAACGGCGTCCTCTTTCTTTGAACCGACAAGAAAATTCTCACTCTTAAACGCCCAGCGATAAAAAAACACCGTCAGAACACACCACGTTACGCCCATATCGCGTGATTTCTCTGTAACCGATGGATTTCCCTGCTCGATGTCATTGTTAATGTCCAAAATGTACTGCTCCTGATACGGAAACGGGATAAACGGGCGATCAGATGGCGTCTTGCGCGGATCATATGTCCATGCCAATATCCGAAAGAAACTCAATATGTCTGAATCGCATAAACGGAATAACGCTTCCTGGGCAACGGCGTCATTAACGCATCTATCCAGCGTCTTGATCCTGAATTTCAGATTATCCGTTATATCAATCGGAACCATTCAAAATCCTTATGAGTTCTTCGGGTGTTTTACCGGACAGATCAACATTCATGGTCTTGAGTGTATGCTTTTGCTCGATCTTTTCAACGAAAGCACCCAGCTTGCGAAGGCAAATTTCAATAGCACCCTTTTTATCTATCAGCTTGACCTTTTTGGTATACCCGATTAACTCTCTAGCATGGCCAGATCCAGCGTACAACTCCTCAGTGTCAATGCTGGCTATCGCCCGGCGAATGCCTGGACACATGGATTGAACCGGCAGGAGGCAGTTCTGCTCGTCGTACATCTCGGCAATGTCGTAAAACGCTATCTGGCGCAGTTCGTAAATGAGTTCATCAATCTCGGACTTAAACGCGGGCGCGGGCGTAACCGTGGCCGGCTGAACCGGCGGGTGTGCTGGCAGTATCGGCTGTGGATCTTCTTGGAATTCTTCCATGCTTTAATATGTAACCGACAATTAGAGTATTCGCAATTAGAATTTAATGGCGGGGAAAAACTTAATTCATCGTATCCGTGCGTGGTGGCAAAATAATCCCGGCCCCAATACAGCTAGGGCCGGGCAACCGATTAGCAACCCTTCTTCATTTTCTTGGTTGCTTTCTTGCTGACCTTGGCTTTTGCCACTATAATCACTCTCCCTTCTCCCGGTGTTCCGGTTAAACTTTCAGCTCATGCTGTAACTTCTCATACTTAATCCGCTTGATTATACACGCCCGGATGTTATCGCCATGCCTGGCAACTTGGCACCGGACGCGCTGACAGGCAATCGAGTTCGGCCGGCCGGGACCAGGGGACGTAACGATCTGTTTTTTGCAATACTTACAAATTCTAACACTAGATACCCGCTTAACCATGATCTCCCCCCTGTTTTGCTTGTTTAACGCCAGTTTAAGCCCTCTAATACCCTCTACCCATATCAGCTTATGCCTAAATGCCCGATCAATCAGCCATGGCCGGCAGGAGTTAGCTGGCGGGGAATCTAATAACCATTCATTCATCAAATTTCTGGATTGACCAGTAAGATATCAGAATGGTCGTAATCAGAAAATCACCATAGACAACAGATGTCATTGATTCAACCTTGTGATCAGTCCACATTGATGAGTCCTCTGTGGCAAGCAAATCTTTTATTTCATCCTGAATATGAATGCCATAATTAGGATCAACGATCTCCAAATATGTGCGCACAATTTTAGCGTACAGTTTCCGCTCTGCATAATGAGTTTCCCGATTAAAAATAAGCTCAGATTCTTTCATATTTTCTCCTGTTTTTTGCTCCCGACTTATCCCTTGATTTATCCCTTGATTTACCCCTGCACTAACACAAACTTGTTTTTAATTTGTTCCTACTGTTCCTACTGTTCCTACCTAGTTTCGAACATTTTATGTGAGTTGGGCAATGTTTAACATCATATTACATATTTTCAATGTCCTTCCTGTTTTTATCGGTAGGAACAAGGTAGGAACATCCCTTATAATATCTTATATTGATGCTTTCCTATTGTTCCTACTGTTCCTACTGTTCCTACTTACTTTTGAACATTTTAATGTACTCATTAGAGTCTTTAGGAAACCAGTGGGAACGGTAGGCATGGTAGGAACAAACCAAAAATGTTCCTACTGTTCCTACCTCAAGCCTCAAATTCACCAACATTTTCTGAGTTCAAATTTTGAACATCCTCATCATCCAACGGCTTACCTGCTGACTGATACCCCAATTCCTCCAACTCATATGGATGCTCCACCACCTTTACAAATGCCCATTTAAACTCATCACCTATCCTAATGCGCTTCCTTTTCATTTTTAAAAGCCTTAAAATTGATCCAATTCTCATCTCATCAAAGCGTGTTTTTCTGGCAGTTTCTATCTTCAAACAATCCTTAATTATTTCCTGAGTTGTTACGGTACTTTTGTACTTAATAAATTCGTGAATATCATCCTCCCAAGGGTCGCGTATTCTGCGTGATTCCTGCTCCTCTGCTGATGTTTTTGGCATGATCCACCATGATGATGTAGTGCGGTCCTCATCGAATTGCGGATGTTCGGATTGGTATATAAAAGTAGCTTCTGCGAATAGTTGATCGCGGGTATCGCGGAGGCGTTGGATGTTGATAGATTTGACTTCTATTGGCCAGAAACGGCGCGCGCCTGTGTTGTCTGACAGGTATGTGGTTTCATTGGTTGTGCCGGCAAAAATCGACTGGCGCGGGTAATCGCCTGGGGTGCGACCGTAAGATACGCGGTATGTGTCGATTGGGGTTGACATGATGTCTTTGAGTTTAGTGATGTCGGCTTTTGAGAATTGGTGAAGTTCGGCAAACTCTACGAGCCATTTGCCTTGCAAGCACTGAAAAAAATCAACGTGGTGTACGTTTGATGTGGCGTTGGCAAATAGGGATTGGCCGACCAATACAGATAGCATGGTTGACTTTTTAACCCCTTGGCCACACTCAAGGATAGGCATACAGTCAGCTTTGCAGCCCGGTTTAAATGCGCGGGCTACGAGAGATAGTATGAAATTACGGCTAACGGCTCGTGTGTATTCGTTATCTGGTGATCCGCAGATGTCTATAAAAAAGGTGTCTATAAGGTTGGTGCGGTTCCATTTCTGGGATGATAGATAATCGGTTACGCAGTTTTTAGGATGTTGACGTGCGTAAGCGGATACGGCTTTAAAAACCATGCCGTCAGTGATCTGGGTTAAGCCTAAATAACGCTGCAACTTGATAGCGGTGTTAATGTCATGGGTATCTGACCAACTCTCGACGCGTCCGTTGGTGCGGTATTGTATTTTGTTCAAGAATGTATCAAACCAGATATTATCACGAAAATGAAGGCATCCCTCCAACACACGGGTTACGTTGTCGATATTGCATATGGCGTTTCCAGAACGATTAACGGATATTCCAAGATCCTCCCATGCCGATTGCATAGATCCGGTTATAAGTGGCGCGTCTGGGTCGATTGGGGCGGCCTGGCTGGCCGTAGCTGGCACGATATCGAGTTTTACCAGTAGTCGATCGGTAATAAAGTCACGCATGGCCGGCCACTCGCCCTCGAAATCAGCGGCGTCGTAGCCATCGGGGAGGTCGTTGGTGCGCAGTGTTTTGATTGATTTGGCTGTTTTGGATAACTGGATCTCGATGTGATTCATGGCTTGGCGGCCGGCGTTATCGGCGTCAGGCCAGAGTATTATGCGGTATCCTTGGAGTGGTTTGAAGTCTGTTTTATCGTGTGCACGGCATCCGCCCGGCCATGTGGTGACGGTGTACCTGTGCTGGACGATAGATTGGAGTGCTGTGGCGGCTTTCTCGCCCTCAACGATGATAACAGGCCGGTCCGGGTGCTGGATTATAGCCGGGAGATTGTATAACGGGCGGTTATTTGGCAGGGATTTGTACTGTAATACGCCATTATTATAAGAGAACGGACAGAATTGCTTGCCTGATGGTGTGTTGTAGCGGGCAACGTGCATGATCGTGGCACCCGTGGCGTCTTGATAATGCCACACGGATACGGGATAACCATGCTTGAAATGCTTGAATGACTGCGTTTGTTCGACCGCTGGCTGATAGTTGTACTCACGGCATAGGTCGATGTATGCTTGGCCGGGTTTAATGGTTCGGATGGCCGCGTATAGGCTGATTAGATCGGCTCCTTTAAGATCCCCAGCGAACTCACACCAAATCCCGGTTGTGGTATTAACCCGGAATGAGTCCCCTGAACCGCCTGATATGTCCCCACAGCAGTATTCTTTCCCGTTTAAGTGTCCCCCTGGTAGCCAGTCTGGTAAAATTCGTGTTGCGGATAACAGCAGATGCGCGGCCAGTCCCTTGAAATCCATAGTTTCTCCCCGTATCTCGAGATTAAATAGAAATCCCCCTCCCCGTCGCGTGACAGCGCAACGGATCGCCGTTGTTGGAGCAACGGCTAGAGGGGGCATAGATAATCCCGGCAGTCGCAAAGCGTCCGTCCGGGCAAATAAATTTCTTTATGGCTGTCACCATGGTATGCCGGCTCCAACGGCAGTTTGTATAATACCTGAGTTTAATATGCTATGCAATGGAGAAATGATATAATTAATTGCTGGGTATTAAGTGCTGAGTATAATGCGTTAAAAAAAATCCCCGGCGATACGGCTGCCGGGGAATTAGCTTTACTTCTTCTTGTTCTTAGCAACAACTTTAACTACCTTCTTAGCTTTACCAGCCATCGATCCCTCCTTTGTTTGTTTACAGGTTAACACGTTTGATTTAACACGCTCAAGTCTACGTTTCTTGGCTCGTTTAGTAAGACAGTAGTCACAGAACTCTTTCTTTGAGTATGATCGGTGAGACTGGTAATGAACAAAGCTGTCGCCACAGTCTAGGCAGTCTACTTCTAATCGTAAAGTATTACGGGTCATTATCTCACCCCTTTTATTCCATCAACAAGTGTTTCTCTGCGCGGCTTCTTAACCTGTATTGGCGACGACTCACGACGCATCTCTCTGGCTAAGTCCCTTGGTTTTGAACGTAGGCTAAATAATGACCATGTTGATTTTGATTTCATTTATTCTTCTCCATTAAATCCATGAACCAACCCCATATGATATGTGCTAATAAAACTAAGGTGTAGATCGTGAAAATAAACGCGGCCAGAGCGATAGCGCATTTCATGCCGAAAAGGAAGGCTGAGATCATTGTGTCCCTCCGCAGGTTAGGCCATGTGGCATGGGAACAGCCGTTTGTTTTTTACAACTACACATACATGGATTCGTAAAACATATTGGACAGTAATTTCCGAAAACAACATTTGGATGCTGTGGCTTGGTCAACTTCCCGCAACACGGACAGCGTTGGCATTGGCAGTAATCGTTATACGTTCCAAGTTTATTATAATATTTCTGATCGTCTGCGCTCATTTCTCCCCGCCTTCCAAAATTTTAATAGCTCGTTCGACCGAATAATGTCCCCATGTGTTACCTCTCAGAGCCTCTCTAGCCGCCTTCACCCGTCCTTCCAGCTCCTCGATGCTGGCGTTTAATTCCGTAACCTGTCTGTTATGCTCTGACAGCAGTATCCGACAATCGACTTCAGCTTCTAAGGTTGCAATCTTTTCGTGCAGTCTGTCTTGATACTCAAGCGATTCTGCCAGTTGATGCTTAATGTCCATCGTCATTCCTTTCCGGTTAATCCCGCCAGCCTCAAGGTGGCGTCGATAGCTGATATCATTTTATCCGCACTATGCCCGCTTTTTGCGAAATACGCCCATGCATCAGGCTCAAATTTATTCTTTATCTCCACCAGCGGAGCCAGTATGCGTTGGCGGTCGGCTAGGATGAAGTCGGCAATTTCTTCCGCATCATAAGTAGTTCCGGAATCCGAATTACCTGTACAAAGTCTACCAACTTGTTCAATCAACTTCTGCCTCTCGCTATTCATTTCCCATCCTCCTGTTTTTCAAAGTCCTTCATCCACCGCTTGACCCCACACGCCCATGAGTATGTGTATAAACAGCACAGCAACAGCACTCCCCATTGATGATTGCGTATAGCCATAGCGAACCAGAATACCTGCCCCACAAGTCCGATCACCGATCCCCATTTATACCCGTTGTTAAGCAGCCATAATGCTGGAACGCCTGTTAGTAGAATCCCTGTCTGAATAATAATGTCTATCATTCTTTCCTTTCAAAGTCCTTGCAGTCGCTGGTGTCAACTAACTCTGCGACATACCTATCGAATTTACTACACGCAAAAGCTCTTATACCTGCAACTTTATCGGAATGCCTACACTCTCCGCACACGTTTTTGGGGGTCATGCGTTCCCCCTACTTTGGAGTGCTTCTTCAAGAATGTCAATAGTCGATGTCATCGCCTTACCTTCCTGTGTTTCTGCGTTGATACGAGAACGCTCATAACGCAACCTTTCAATACCACGCTCCAAAGCCTCCGCCAGCCGATTGTTCTCGGCGAGTAGGTGGTAGTGGTTGTTACAGGCCTCGACGATAAATGCGGCGTTTTCGTGTGCTTTTGGCCCTGGACCGATAATTGCAAGAACTCTATAATTTTCAGACTTCTCATCGTGCATATTTGATATTACTCTTGATTCCATATGCATTTGATCTTTACTACAATCTATGCACTCTTGAACAAACTCATTAAATGGTTTATTTGGTGCAAACAATCCCCACGGCAATTCCGTATGCTTATCCATTTATCCCTCCAAAAGGTGCTTATGCTGGTGAATGTTGCCGATGACTTTGCACGACAGAATACATTTATCCCAATTTAAAAAAAGTGAAGACGGCTCCCACGATGTTTTATCCCATCTCATAACCTGTAAAATCGGCTTATCCACGCTCCCACCAAAACCATCATCTGTAAGAATGTCCCCCTCATAAATCTCCACCCCCGACCGGTCGAAGAGGCTGGTGGATTCTTGCCACCCTTCGATAGCAAATCCAAACCCCTCAATGCTTTCTCCATTCATTAAAGGTGCCTGTGCCATCCATTCAGGTGACGACCAATTAATGCTTGTCGGGTGCATTGTTAAGTACATAAATCTATCGTGAACCTTGTCATATCCCCTAAACTTTCTAACCCTGCTCATTTTGCCTCCAAGTGTTTATTGACCGCCATGCAGATGAGTCTGGCATCCTTCAGACTCCACACCCTCGCCCGTTCGCCGTGAGCCTTATCGCCGATAGTCCACCATTCTGCGGCAGTAGAATTAACACCTGCCGGTTTATATACC